AGATGTAAAGAACATCATGTATTGCCACGATCTTGCTGAAGATCCAGAAAACGCTATACTAGCAAATGATGGTTGGAAGAAATTCCATCATTTTGTTTTTGTATCACAATGGCAGCGTGACCAATATATTACGTACTTTAAAATTCCGTATTCTATGTGTACAGTGATTCCAAACGCGGTAGAGAAAGAATTCTTGGCGCCAGAGGATATGAGTCATACAGGTAAAGTACGATTTATCTACCACACAACTCCACATCGTGGATTGGAATTACTATATCCAATCTTTGACGAACTAAGTAAACATCACGACAATATCCATCTCGATGTCTATTCATCATTTGCTATATATGGCTGGGCACAAAGAGATGATCCATATGTTGAGTTGTTTACAGAAATTCATAACCATCCAAATATGACGTACCATGGATCAGTTCCAAATGCTCAAATTATTAAAGCGTTGGAAACTGCAGATGTATTCTTATATCCAAACATTTGGAAAGAAACGTCATGTATTGCTCTTATTGAAGCAATTAAATGTGGTGTGTTATGTATCCATCCAAACTATGGTGCTTTAACAGAAGTATCTCAAGGTCAGACATTAACGTATGATTATAGTGAGGATAACAATATGAATGCAAACGCTGCCTATAGTATTGCTGACCAAGTGTTAAACACTCAAAAGGAAGATAATGAATTCCTTAAGCGTTTCACTACATCAGACCGTGCATTCTTATCTAAAAACAGCATCCCTATTTTTGCAAATAGTTGGAACAAACTATTAAAGGAACTTAATGGCTGATATCATAGACTTTCCAAAAGACAAACAAAATGGTCCACCTCAATCTAAAGAAGAAGTTGCTGAAAAGCTGCTTGAATTTAAATTGGGTCATGCAGACCAGATTGCTGAAGTCCTTTGGCAATATGTATTAACAGAGCTTATTAGGGCTGGATGTATATTTGGCGTAGACGAAGCAGCGGAGCAAAATAAACACTTCCCTGCAATGGTCTTGGTCTTAGAGGCAATTAAATCACTTCATTTGTCAACGTATGGGATACATCATCCTTTACAAGACTTCGCTGGAGATTCAATTAATATTGATGATTATCGTGAAGAACAAGAAATAACTATTGACATTGATGAAGATCTAGAGTAGAATGGAACTCTAGATTAAATTATAACATGAGAAAATAAAATGGCTATATTAGTAGACTATAATCAGGTTATCTTAGCCTCGCTTTTCGCGAGTATTGGTAATCACACAAACATCGACATTGACGAGAATATCATTCGTCATATGTTTTTAAATTCAATTCGAGCTAACCGTAAAAAGTTCCATAAAGACTTTGGTGAGATCGTAATTTGTGCTGACGGCAAAAACACATGGCGCCGTGAAGCATATCCTTATTATAAAGGTAACCGTAAAAAATCACGAGATGAGTCTGATTTGGATTGGAACAACCTTTTTAGTATTATGAATACTATTCGTGATGAACTTAAAGAGCACTTCCCTTATAAAGTGATCCATATTGACCATTGCGAAGCCGATGATATTATCGGTACTATCATTCATGACAATGGAACTGAATTGAACATGGGGTCAGAACCTTACTTGGTTCTATCAGCTGATAAAGATTTCATTCAGCTTCAAACATACGCCAATGTTCAACAATTTGATCCGATACGCAAACGTTGGATTAGAAACGATAACCCAGCTATGTACCTTGAAGAACATATTCTAAAAGGTGATACTGGTGACGGTGTACCAAATATCTTATCACCAGATAATTGTTTGGCAGTTGGTCAACGGCAAAAGCCAATGACTCAAAAACGTCTTGCTCAATTCAAAGGTAACCCAGAAGAAATGGACGAGGAAACTCTACGTCGTTTTCATAGAAACAAAATGATGATTGACCTTACGCAAATTCCTCAGAAATACCAAGAGCAAATTCGTGCAGAATATAACCAAGAAAAAGAGGTTGGACGGTCTCAATTGTTTAACTTCTTTATTCAAAAGAAACTTAAAAACTTAGTTACAGATATACAGGATTTCTAATGGCAATACGTAGATCAATTTCAGAAATAATTAACCACTGCTCTACAATCAAAAATAAGAGTGAAAAGGTTACATGGCTGCAGGAAAATACATCTCAGCCATTGCAAGTTGTGTTAAAGAATATATATGATAGTAGGGTAGAATTTTTAGTACCTGATACACCTCCACCTTGGACTTATAACGAGTTTGAAAACGAGGCAAAATCATTACTATATAGAGAAGCCCGTCGACTTAATATTTTTGTTAAAGGCGGAGGATACGACGAATTAAACCAAATTAAACGAGAGTCACTGTTTATCAGTTTACTTGAGGATTTAGATAACGGTGATGCTGATTTAATAGCCAATCATATGATATCTAAAAAACCAGTTAAGGGTTTAACTAAAGCAGTTATTAATGAAGCATTTCCAAACTTAGTAGAAGAATAAGGTCTATGGCAAAAACATTTAAAAAATTCCGTGAAGATTACGATGAATGGGACGAGGTAGGCGACGATGATGTATCGTTGAAAGAACAACGCCTCAAAAATCGCAGAGAACGTAAGCGAAATAAACGAGAAGAAAACTACAAAACGTTCGACGAAAAAGTTGAAACGAAACGAAAATAACTATTGACATTTGAGTTCTAATAGTGTATATTGATTCTATAAGGTAAAACAAAAGGAATCAATACTATGGGTACTTCATCAATGATCGGTTATATTAAAGAAGACGGCACGGTAGCTGCTACATATTGTCACTATGATGGTTATGTAGAGTATAACGGTCGTCTTCTTTTAGATTCATATAACACTCCAGAAAGAGCAAAAGAAGTTGCTGAAACTGGTTACCTTTCTAGTCTAAAAGAAGACTTGGAAGACTCTAAATCAGAAGCTGTTCACAAAGAAGAACCTTCAGTATTTAATACTCCTTTAAATTTTATCAACGATGGCGACACAACACATGGCGCTCAGTATCTTTACCTTTTTGATGGTGAAGACTGGTTGATTACTTCAACTGAAAATTTAGAAAATCGTAAGTGGTCATTAGTGGAAGATAAATTAAATTAAATGAAATTAACTATTGACATTCTCAATAGAATCAGTTATATTGTATATATCAAATGAAAACAAATAGGAAAAATAAAATGACAAAGACAATCAAAAAATTCGACCAACCAACACTTCGCAATCTTCGTGTTGAAATGCAAGCATTGCTTGAGGCATATGGTGTCGATACTGGTTTGGAAATCACAGTAGGAAACATGAGTTTCTCAGAGGTTGAAGTCAATATTAAAGTCCAAGCAAAAGTAAAAGGTGCAGAAACTTTGACTGACCGAATTCTTCAAATGGAAGTTGATCGTCTTGGTCTAAAAATGGAAAATAACGCAGGTGATAAACTTGTAGAGTATAAAACACGTGCTCAAAAATACTCATTCGTATATGAGTCTCGTGGAAAATTGTATAAGACTGACGAGCGTGGTATCGTAGCACGTTTCAAAGCAGCTTAAGTTAAGAAAGAATATAATATGAAATTAAACGAAAAACTAATACTCGTTGATTGTGATGGGGTACTGCTTGATTGGCAGTACTCTTTCTATAAATGGATGGCTGCTCGCGGTCATCATCCAGTTACTGATGGTGTTTATGATATGGGTAAAGTCTTCGACATGTCATATGACGAAGCCAAACAAATGTGTGAATACTTTAATTGTTCCGCTGCCATTGGTTGGTTAACACCTTTCCGAGATGCCGTAAAATACGTACGTAAGTTACATGAAGATCATGGTTACGTATTTCATTGTATCACATCTTTGTCTACAGATAAATATGCTGGTAAACTACGGACTAAGAACCTCGAAGCACTCTTCGGTAAAAAGGTTTTTGAGGAAGTGATTTGCTTAGAATGTGGCGGTGACAAAGACGAAGCCCTAGAACCATATCGTGATAGTGGATGTCTTTGGGTAGAAGATAAAATTGAGAACGCAGACCTTGGTCTAGAACTCGGTTTAAACTCTGTATTAATCCAACACGAACATAATAAAAATTATCGTGGAAATGCAATTAAAGTTGCAAATTGGCGTGAAATTTACGAACTGATATTATAAATATAACCATGGAAGGAAGTTTAATTGCCCAGTTATACTTTTAAGAATATTGAAACAGATGAAATTTTTGACTCGATCATGTCTATGGCCGAGAGGGAAACTTTCCTTACAGACAACCCAAACATAACACAATTAGTTGGAAGGCCACCGGCAATCGGTGATCCTATTCGTCTTGGTTTGAGAAAACCTGATGACGGATTTCGAGATGTACTAAGAAATGTTCAACATCATCACAAAAAGGATAGTATCAACACTTGGTAATATCCACTAGGAGGTTTCATGGCAAAACAGCGAAGACTATCCCGCAAGGAAAAACGAAGAATAGAAAGAGATCAAGATCATATGATGGGTATTCTAAACACTAAGTTTACAATGCGCAAAATTAGACCACTCACGCCATCACAGGCAGACTTATTCGAGTCGTATAACGAAGGATACAATCTAGCAGCCATCGGAACAGCAGGTACAGGAAAAACAATGTGTGCTACATACTTGGCACTCAATGATGTACTACAGAAAGGAGAGTATGAAAAAGTCGTCATAATTAGATCTGCAGTTCAGACTAGAGAGCAAGGCTTTATGCCGGGCACTCAGGCTCAAAAGGAAGCGGTGTTTGAAGCACCGTATACCGATATAGTAAACGATCTATTCGATAGAAAAGATGCATATAATCTAATGAAGTCAAAAGGAATGATTGAGTTTAAAACTTCATCGTTCGTCAGAGGATTAACTTTTGATAACGCAATCATAATCGTAGACGAATGTCAGTCAATGACATACCACGAACTTGATAGTATTATCACAAGAGTTGGAGAATCATCAAAGATTGTATTTTGTGGAGACACAAAGCAAGATGATTTAGCAACATCTAAAAATC